CATATTAAAAGTAATTAAAATTAATTATCATTCTGTTATTACAATCAGTCGAATTAGTACCAAAATGTTTTACATCTGAATTAAAAAAAACCATTCTATTTTTTTTACTTAAAACTTTTTCTTTACCTATTACAGTATATCCATTGTTATTATTAAGATAATAAATAGCAACTTTACATTTAAAATCTTGATCTTGATGTTTATCAAACTCAATTAATTTATTAGCTATACCTCTACTACCTTCTGGAAATTTAGAGTAACCAGTAGTGGCAATATATACAATGTTTTCTTTCACACTATTATATTTACCTAATATTTCATTTATACTATCACCTAAATCTTTGTGCATTTTATCAATCTTTATTTTTTCTTTTATTTTCTTTTGTCTTTCAGCCTTTGGCATATCTTTGAAAGATCCTTTTACATCTTTTGATGGGTCGACAAGTGCTGTGATAGCACCATCAATCATAAGTTTTGTAAATCTGTTTTCTATGTCATCAGCAATGGCTTTTACTGCTTTAGTATTTTTACCTGTCATTTCTAATGCACCCATGACAGTTGCAACGGCTTCACCTGCTGCTGCAGACATTAATTGTGACCCACCTTTTTTCTTTAATGATATATTATGCTTCGGAGTAAACATATCAGTTTTAGGAGTATCTTTACTTTTTTCTGAATACTTTTTCCATAGTGCAGATGTGGTATCTTTAGATGCACCATGCTGTTTCATAACACCTGTGGTCACTTTACGAAAAGAGTTACCTAGTGCTTCTGCTTCTTTGTTATATTTTGGAAAAAATTTAGATACGCCACTAAATGCAGCTTTGTCTTTTGCTTTACTTAAACTAAATGGTGGTTTACCTTGGTTGTAACCAACAGTAATAATAGACTCATATTCAGCACCCGATGGTGCAGCTTCTTGTAGTATTTTGCTCTCTAGCAAAAATCCTTTTAATGTTTTCATCAAAAACCTCCATGTTTCTATTCCTCCATAATATAATATAAAAAGTGTAAAAAGTCAATACTATTTATTATAAAAAAACTTTGGAATACCACCATTTACAGACCACACTTGGTTTTTATTCTGAAAATCTGCTACTTTCTTAGCATCTTCTTCAAATTCATATATACCTATAACTCTTTTATTTTCAAGTAGATTCCATTTAAAATCATCTTTTACCTTGACAGGTTCTACTTTATACTTTAATTTAGAACTGGAAGTCTTTATACTTTTCTTCTGGCGTCTTTTCTTTAGAGTAGCGTTCGACATATTTTTCTCCTTCCTCATCTAATTTTTGATTAACTAATGTTTGAGCTGCTTGTTCAACATCATACAATTTCATTCTTGCTCTATCAACACCTATAACAAACTTTCTATTCATAGTAGGATCGTTATATCTGTTTTTAAGTTGCTTAACCATCATCTGACCTGCTTCTTCTAATTCTTCGGTTGAGATTAGAGCAAACATCAAGTCAGCTGTTGCAGGTAAACCAAAAGACTCGGAAGTATCTTCAAGACCTACGTCAGTAGATACGAAACCTGTTCTGGTTGTTTGTGTTGCAGTTACAATAGGAAAGTTACACTCAACAGCAAGACCTCTTAACTCTTCAGCTATTGACTTGATATAGGTATATGAATTAACATTAGCACCTGGTTTAAATCTTGATGATGCACAGATATTGATATAATCAATAAACACAATATCTGGCTTGAAAGTTTTTTTCAATGCTAACTCATTTATCAAAGTTCTAAAGTGACCTGCATGAGCAGATGCTGTAGGATATTCTTTGATGATTAATTTACCAGTTGTCTTTGTAGATATTTTTGTTAATTTATCTGTGAACATTTTTCTATTCAAAGATTGTAAATCTTCCATAGATACATTCATAAGGTTTGCGTCTATTCTTTCAGCAATTCTTTCTTCAGCCATCTCCATAGTGATATACAAAACATTTTTATTCATTGATAAAATATGAGAAGCAATATGACACATGAATAAAGTTTTACCAACACCTGTACCTGCAAGAGCAACATTTAAAGTTTTAGGAGGTAAGCCACCTTTAGTTATCTTGTTAAAGAAATCAATATCAAAAGGTATCTTCTCTTCTTTTGTGTGATAGAAATCAAACCTTTGGTCTATGTCTTCTAGATAATCATGACCTACCGATGTATCAAAACTTACAGCTAGTGCATCAGATAAAATATCAGGTATTGCTTCAGGAGACCTTTGTTTGTCTTTGCCTTCGATTATGTGAATACCATCTAATACAGCATTGTGTATTGCACGGTCTTTACAAAATTTTTCAGTTGTATTTAATAACCAATCTAAATCTACATCTTGAGGATTAAGTGTTTTGATAATGTCAACAATACGACCATATTCAGTTTCATTTAAATCTTTTCTTTTTTGTAAATCTATTTGTAAAGTTTCTTTAGTAGGGTTCTTGTTATACTCAACAACAAACTTACGGATTTCTTCGAAGATAGTTCTTTCAGCACGGTCTTCAAAATATTCTTTTCTAATGAAAGGTATAACCTTTCTAGTATATTCTTCGTTGTAAACTAAATTACGAAGTGCTGTTCTTTCTATTCTTTCCGATTGTTCCGTCATCTATTTCCCTCTCTATATTTTCAGCTAGTATGTCACCAATGACTTGTCTAAACTCTTCACCATCAGTATCGACATTATCAGGATTCCTAGCAACATTGTAATCAAACTTTAATCGTAGTTTTTCATCTTCTTCAATAAATTTAACCTTGCCATAATAATATATGACATTTTTAAACTTACCTTCAGATATTTTAAAACCTGTAAGATTTGCTTTATTGTTTTCTACAAAATTATATTTAACTGACGCCATAAGAAAATTCTTTTTGAGCTGCCTCGTCTAGTTTTTGCATTATGTCATCGGTAAAATATTTCTCAGGATCATTGTTAATTGTTTTAGCATATTGTTTAGTGCCATCAGGTAATTCAATACGAGTCGATACTTGTTTGAATATACCATGTTTGATTGCTAAATCTAACAAGCCATAATATCTATCTAAACCTTTTTCATAACTTAGCCGTACATCGACCATAGAATTTTCTTTTGATAATCTGGATTTGTGTGTCTTACAATGAATTATATTACCCACAACCTCAGTGCCATCTTTGTCTTTTTTCTTTGATAAGTAAATGATAGTTGAGGCTGCATATTTCAAACCAGAACCACCACCCATTTCTTTTTGAGGAAACATAGAACCTACAACATCATAAGTATGATTAGTTATTACGAGAGGAACTTTTGCTTTACCTAGTTTCAAAGTTAAAACTCTAAATGCTGCTTTAGTTACTTGTGCTCTAGTCATATCTCTAGTTTCTTTACCGGCTTCTGTGTCTTCTACTTCTTTTGTAGTTGACAACATACCTAAACTATCTAATACTAAAAGCAAAGGTTTTCTATCAGCTTCATCTTGCTCTAGATAACTATCTAATACTCTTAATGATTGTGTTCTAAATTCTTGAACAGTTGTAACAGGCATTACTACCATACGCTTAGTATCAATACCTCTGTTTTCAATTAAGTCTTTTGTAATCGCACTTTCACTTTCAAAATATATAACACCTGCATCAGGATTATTATCTAGAAAATGTTTACACATTCCTAAAACAAAAAATGTTTTACCTGTTGCAGACTCACCTGCTAGTGCTGTGATTTTATTAGCAGGTATACCTCCATTAATTGTTCCAGATACAAGACCATTAAAAATATATGAACCTGTATCTATGTAGGTTGAAACATCACCTGCTTCAACACCTTCATCAACAATGGAGGCAAATTCGTTTTCTGTATCTTTAATTACTTTCTTTAGGAAGTCCGTCATCTTTATTTTCACCTTTTTCTGTTAATAGTTGCTTTTCATTTTCTACTACCTTAGTTGCAAAATCTAACTTGTCATAGACTTTACCTATGGCTGTCATTTCAGATGCTCTAAATGCACCTCTCTTTGAAGCAACATCAATTATATTTTTTAAACTAATTAAATCTGCAGGATTTAATTTTTGTTCATCAAGTTTTTTCATTATGTCATTCATTACATTTCTTCCTATTTGTTTTCGTGTGCCCAAGCAAGAGCTTCTTCTTCGGACTTAAATCTATGTTCATTTCCATCATGATCCTCAAAGATAATTACAGATCCCCAAGGTGATTTTGATTTGAAGTAAGTTTTCCAGTCGTTACTTT